AGAATGCATTTCCTACTATTAAATATATTTTTAGATTATCTCCAACAAGAGAAGTTGCGTATGATGGAACATTTGCTCATGTTGAAGAACTATCTAAAGAAGATGAATTTAATTTTACTTTCATAGATGATCCAGCAAGTAATAGTATTTTAGATGCTATTGGAAAAATACCAAAAACAGTTCTTTGTGTTTCTTGCACTCATACATATTTTACTACTAATTTTGAAAGATTACTAAAATATGCTAATGAATCTGTTTTAATTATTGAAGAAGCACATCAATTTATTGGATGTGCTGATCCTGGTAGAGATGCATACATTGTCAATTTTGGATATTCTTCAGAATATACTGCAGAAACTTGGGAAAGAATTTCACGATGGAGAGATGTAAATCCTAGAATTTTGGGATTTACTGCTACTGCTACCGAACATCATAAAGGTAATGATAAATTAACTGATCAGTTTGAAATTTGTGGTAAACTTGCACCATTAGAAGATATTCTTCCCTCACAATCGTGGTTAAATAAACCAAAATCATACAGTTTTACTAAAACTCAGGGAATCGATTCAATTAAACCTGCAGTTCAAGAAAGTATTGAATTACTTTTTAAACGTGAAGAAATGTTATTTAAATTAAAAGAATCTGACCCAAATATTAATCCCAAACTTAGTGCATTTTATGTATGTGGAGATTCAAGAGGAATTTGGGGATGTTCTATTGCAGAAACCAGAGAAATAATTGCCGATTATCTTTTAACGGAAGGATTTGGTAATTCTTCAGATAAGATGATTGCTACTATGGTGGAGAATAGTAGTGGTGGAAATACCATTTGGGGATTGGATGGATCTAGAGAGAATGTTGCAACTTCTTCCGAACTGTTTGCCAGACTACAAGATCCAAATGATCCAGTTAGATTTCTTCTTGTGATTAATAGAGGCAGATCTGGAATTAATGTACATAATTTGACAGCAGCTGTTGTATGTCGTGTTCGTGACCCTAAAGAAATTAAAACACCAATACCTATTCAAATTTTTGGAAGAATGGTAAGATTAAATGTTGGGACTGGTGACATTATTCGTAAAGAATATATTAATAATCTTGACAATTATTTGAAATATTATCCTCAAGATTATAATGTAGATATTAAAACTGTAATTGAAACTATTAAGATTTCAAATGTTTTTGATATTTGGCATCCTAATAATAATAAGGCAAAAAGAACTTGGGAAGAATCATTAGAAGAATTTGAAAGGGATTATGTTAATACCACTCAAAAAGGTTTTGATTATCTTTATAAGTTTACTGGTGTCGAAAAACCCAATTGTATAAATCATATTATTAATAATGAACTTCCATTAAATTGTCCTTATTGTGGAGAATCTATTGAAGATAAAATATCTGAATGGGCAACTTCTGGAGCACTTGACAAGTTTTTCTTATAACCGAATAAAAAGGTGGGGAGAACAACACTCCCCATTTTTTATGTTCTGAATATATAATAATGATGTTGCCTTCGGGGACATTATTAACTTACAGACGCTTTAAGGAGGTCTATTATGTTCGGAACAAGTTCGCTTACACTCTCAGTACCAGAAACTGCAAAGTATTTACTAGATGTTCAAAAAAATAGTATTGGAATGGAAGAATGGTTTAGAAGGTTTGATACTGCCTTTGAGACGCACACAAACTATCCACCATATAATCTAATCAAAGAAAGTAGTATTGACTTTAGATTAGAAATTGCACTTGCCGGATACAAAAAAGAAGATATTGAAGTCACCACCGAATGGAATAAACTCTTTGTGCAAGCAAAGAAAGCGGATGATTCTGAAGATCAATACCTACATCAGGGATTGGCAAAGAGAGCATTCACACGCACCTGGACTCTTTCTGATGATGTGGTCATTGGTGATGTTTCTTTTGAAGATGGACTACTGACCGTCAAATTAAATAGAGTTATTCCAGAACACCAAAAGAGAAAGGTATATAAACTTAAATAAATAATATTGAGCTAACTATCGTTGTCGCAGGGAGGTAACTGGCAAAAACCAGTTGTGTCTCCCCTTTTTTTGTGCTACAATACTAAGAGGTATGGGAAAACTATGACTGTAAAACTTGTTTTATTGAAATCTGGAGAAGATCTAATCGCAGATATTCAAGAAATGGTTAAAGATGATTTAGTTATTGGATATTTTTTAACTAAACCTTGTATTGTTAAAATGCGAAATCCAAATGTATTAACTGAAGAAGTTGAACAAAATCAAAAAGCAGCATTTCAAGTTTCTTTGTATCCTTGGATGCCACTAAGCAAAGATAAAACAATTCCATTAACTACTGAGTGGGTTGTTACAATGGTTGAACCTGTAGAAAAACTTAAAGAAATGTATTTAGAGGATGTATTGAATTATGGAAACGAAAATGATAAAGATTTTAGTTCTTCTGAACAAGGAAATTCTAATAACTCAGATTGAAGAAGTTGGATCTGAGTTAGGTGAACCTGATTGTAAATTGATTGAGCCTTTTTTAATTACTAATGATAAAATATTAGTTCCTTGGATGATGGAATATTCATCACAGAATACCTTTATGATACATTCTGACAAAATCCTAACAATTGTTGATCCAAATAATTTATTATTGAAAAAATATGAGGATCTTATTAAATGAAATTTTATACTAATGTCCAGTTAATTGGAAATAAAGTTTTGATTCGTGGATATGAAAATGGAGAAAATTTTGAAACAAGAGAAGAATTTACTCCAACTCTTTTTGTAAAAACTAAAAAAGAAACTAAGTATAAAACATTAAACGGAGAACCGGTTGAGGTGATTCAACCGGGAACAGTTAAAGATTGTAGGGAATTTTTTAAAAGGTATGAAGATGTTGAAGGATTTGATGTATATGGGCAAGATAGATATGTTTATCAATATATTTCAGAAAAATATCCAGAAGATGAAATTAAGTTTGATATTAGTAAAATCAAACTTATAACTCTTGATATTGAAGTTGCATCAGAAGAAGGATTCCCCGATGTTGAATCTTGTTCTGAAGAAATTCTTGCAATCTCTATTCAAAATTATAATACCAAAAGGATTATAACTTGGGGAATTAAACCTTTTGAAAATAAGCAAGAAAATGTAAAATATGTTCAATGTAACTCTGAATATGATCTTCTAAATTCTTTTATTCATTATTGGTCACAACAAACTCCAGAAGTTATTACTGGATGGAATGTTCAATTATATGATATTCCATATATTGCCAAGCGTCTCAATAGAATTCTCAATGAAAAGACAATGAAGAGACTTTCTCCTTGGGGACTTGTAACTGAGGATGAAATTTATATTAATGGACGTAAACATACAGTATTTGATATTGGTGGTGTAACTGTTTTAGATTATCTGGATCTTTATAAGAAGTTTACTTATAAAGCACAGGAATCCTATCGTTTGGATTATATTGCTGAAGTAGAACTTGGGCAAAAGAAACTGGATCACTCTGAGTTTGATACATTTAAAGAATTTTATACAAATAACTGGCAAAAGTTTATTGAGTATAACATCATTGATGTGGAACTTGTTGATCGTCTAGAAGATAAAATGAAACTCATTGAACTTGCAATTACAATGGCATTTGATGCCAAAGTAAATTTTAATGATGTTTTTTATCAGGTTCGTATGTGGTATAATATTATCTACAATTATCTCAAGAAACGTAATATTGTAATTCCTCCAAAAAATAAATCTCAAAAGAATGAAAAATATGCTGGTGCTTATGTAAAGGAACCAATTCCGGGTAAGTATGATTGGGTGGTGAACTTTGACCTTAACTCACTGTATCCTCACTTGATTATGCAGTATAATATTTCTCCTGAAACTTTGGTTGATGAACGTCATCCTACTGCAACTGTTGATAAAATTCTCAATCAAGAGATTGACTTTGATGGGTATAATGATTATGCGGTATGTGCAAATGGTGCAATGTACCGTAAGGATGTTCGTGGAATTCTTCCTGAACTTATGGAGAAAATGTACAATGAGAGAGTTATCTTTAAAAAGAAGATGATTGATGCAAAGAAAGCATATGAAAAAACAAAGACAAAGGAGTTGGAAAAGGAAATTGCCAGATGCAATAACATTCAAATGGCAAAGAAGATTTCTCTTAATTCTGCTTATGGTGCTATCGGCAATCAGTACTTCCGTTATTATAAACTAGCAAATGCTGAGGCAATCACTCTTTCTGGTCAGGTTTCTATTCGTTGGATTGAATCCAAAATGAATTCTTATATCAATAAACTTCTTAAGACTGAGGATGT